CTATACCTCTTTCAACATCTCCTTTAGAGAATCCATCTGTTATACCAAGTATAGAAAGCACAGAAGTCTGTTTTATACTACCTCCTGCATCAAGTTTACCTATTTGAGCAAATACAGATGGTATTGTAGAAAGAACAGCAGTCATATTAGATTGTAAAGTTTGGATAACTGATGGAGAAAGATTCATATCTTTCCATGCTCTAATACCTTTTGCAAGTAACCACATAGATCCTGCCATTCCTACAAGAGCAGTAAGTTTTCCAGGGAGAAGAACAGCATCTTTTATTCCAAGATCAGAGAATGCCCCAGATACTCCATTTACCATACTTTTTAGAAGATAACCTATGTTATCCATTGCCATTGGATCTGTATCTGCTACAGAGACAATACTTTCTATTCCTTTTCCAATTACCCAAAGACTGGCACCTATAAGTCCAAAAGCAAGTGCACCAGACATAAGTAAAGGAGAAGCATATCCAGCCAGGGCGTATACCGCTCCAACACCAAATAGGAAGAGTGGAAACTTCCAAAGGAAATCCGTAGGTACATCTGTCCATTTTTCATTCAGGTATCCAAGTGTAAATCCAAATAGAAGTAGTGAAAGTGACATAAGTCCAACAGAAAGTGAACCCTGTAAAATCTGCGAAGAGACAAGACCTGCCAGGGCGAAAATTGCTCCAAAAGTAATAAGTGCAAGACCTACTCCAAGAAGTCCAGATGCTGTACCCTCTGGCATTGCCTGAATGATTGCAGAACTTAGAACAAGTGAAGCAGAGAAGACAAGTAAGGAAAGTCCCATAACAGCGACAGCAAATGATCCCTGCTTAATTTGTGGAGCAAGAAGTCCTACCCCTGCAAAAGCAAGTCCAGAAAGTACCATCATAGAAAGTCCAACTGCTACACCTGAGGCACTTTCTACTATCATTTCTCCAACAAGTGAAAGAATAGCCATACTACCACCAAAAATGAGCATAGAAAGACTGATTTGTTTAACTACAGAAGCACCTCTTTCTATACTGTTCTCTGGAAGCATTCCAATAAGTGACATTGCACCTGCTGAAAGTAAGAGAAGTCCAAATCCTGTAATAATAGCAGTAGGTGTAACAGGAACATACTCTGAAGCGACAGAAAGTAGCATAAATGTTCCTGTAAGATAAAGAAGTCCAATAGAAAGATCTTTCATAGACTCCTGCATTCCCTGGAACTTTGAATGATTCTCTACCGAAGTAATTGCCATAAGTGAAAGAAGTGGAAGAACTACAGTAGTTGCCATGATGAGTCCAGGTACAGAAGTTATCATAAGTGGAGCCAAGAGTGTAAGTGTAGCACCCACTTTGAAAAGTGATGAAGTTATAGAACTTACATCTGTAAGGAGTTTTTCTGTACCAGATAAATCTTTACTTATATTAGGAAGAGAAGAAAGACTTTTAATTATACTTTCTGCAATAGGTAGAGCAAGTCTACTTGTTATAAGTAGAGGAGTAGCAAGTGTAAGTTTAAATCCAAATCCAAGAAGTGCAGATGAGATAGAAGACATTGTAGAAGATACAGAATCTATCTTTGTAATATCTACATCTTTAATTACATCAGTAAGTTTGGAAAGTGTATCTGTAATATTTCCAATTGCAGAAGCATTAGTATCTTTAACTTTACTCATTGCAGTAAGCATACCTGCTACACTGTCATAAGTGGCAGGATCAAGAGATTCTATACCTGTCTTCTTTGAATTTTTAGCCTTAGAATTTGCACCTATTGTGGAAGAATCTACAGTTTGAGTAGGAGAACTTGATTTACTCTTTTGTTGAAGCATAATAAGTTCTATTCTTCCAATAGAGTCATTTATATCGAGAAGCAATTTTTCTGTCATTATGAAAAATTTTCTGATATGTACTCTTTTAAAAAATGTTACCGAAAGGACAAGGCTTTCGGTAACTAGGGCTGAACAGGGTGGCAAAGACCCTGCCCATAATTTCTAAATAAGTGTTTAAGAAAAAAGTTAAAACCAGATAAAATGATAAAGAAATCACTTATATTTTATTTATCAAGATAACTCTGGATGTTTTTAAGTTTACGGATATCTTCTTCAGTAGGACTCAAGTAAAGAAGAATGGTATCCTTTGTATCTGCTTCTATCTTCTGAGCATACAAGTCCTTAGCCTCTTTTGAAATAGAAGAAAGTGTGTCTTTCTTGTCTTCCTTAGATGTGTTACCTTTCGTATAAACCCAAGATGGAAGTCTACCTGTGTAACTTCTTGAAAGAACAGAATGAATAACTTTTGTACCTATGTTATAAGGTACTTGTGAAAGTTGTGAGGCTTCCACAGGATACCTTATAGAGAAGAATCTAAGAAGCATAAAATAATGTTTCTTTTTAATAGAATCTTCTACCTTTGAGAATTTTTCTTTATCAAATATTACATTTCTGTATTCAAAGAGATCCATAAATCTAAAACTTATTTTTAAAAATTTTAAACATCTTTATAATAGACATTTCCAGTAGAATACTCTCCTACAAGAGCTGTAAGTATAGATGTATAACTTTTATTCTTTGCAGAAGATGAAAGTACCTGTTTTATAATATTCAGAATTGTAGTTTTTATATGAAGTGGATAAACAGATGGACTCAAGTAACAAGCTTTTATATTTCTTTCAAGTCCTTGATTAATCTCCGTGAGTACCTCCATATCAGACGGATCATCTTTTGTACTTACAGTCTCTATCATACTCTTTGCAAGTGATATTCTATCTACATGGTTTTCTACAATCTTTGGAAGAGATAAAAAATTTCTCTTATTTTCAAGAAGTTGTTCAACTCTCTTCTCTGTAAATCCAAATGTACTCTTTCCACTTTTAGTAGTATAAGTATATGCACTTGGTACATTATCGGATTTATCCCCAGATAGAATTTTTACAAAAGAAATCTTTTCTGGATCTATAACAGTATGAGCCATAGAGAAAACAGATAGATTTCCAATTTTATCAAGTGAGAAGATATCGACTGCTGCAGCAGGGATAGGTTTTGGAAGATAATGCATTTGATCAAATTGATTATACATTACCACATATTTAGAGAAGTCATTTTCTGCTCTAAGTAGTTGGAAAAGGTCTTTATCTCCAGATAAAATAAGAGAAGAAATTCCTTGCCTATACAGGAGATGAGAAAGACAACAGCACCAATCATCTCCCTCTATGGTAGAGGCTTTAAGAACTGGTATTCCAGAGTTTTTAAGAACATTTAAGATATCTGAAAAGACATACATAGCACTCTCCATATCAACTTTTGAATGTCTATCTGATCTATTTGCTTTATAATTTTCATTTCCCTCTATGGAAGTTCTCCAACTTGTTCCACCATCTGCACAGAAAATAAGACCTTTAAGATCTGGATATTGTATAATGGTCGATAAGATAGATGAGAGAATATCTCTTTTAAGTTCTTGTTTGTCCATATCATTTACAGGATAGGCAGAGCCAGTAGTCTTGGCAAAGAGTATCCTGTAAAAGATATAGTTAAAATCTACAAGTATGTACATATTTTGTGTTTTTTGTATATTAAAGAACAATCATGTCCCTAAGATGTCTGCCTGTTCCCAAGAATTTAAGTTCTACATTCTCAAAAGGTTCGACTACTGGAATGATATATTCAGAAATAAAATCTTTAACTTTTGGAGATACACCAGGGAGATCTTTAAGTTTTTCATTATTTATACCCTCCATAGTACCATCTATCCAATTTACAAAATTAAGAGAAATATAGATTTTGTGAGGAGTTTGATTGTATCTGATACATTGAGAAAGTCCAAGTTTAGAGAAAGTAAAGACTCTTCTTGGTAGTTTTGTAAGACTGGTCATTATGGCATCAGTAGGAATTTGAATACCTGCTTCTTTTTCTACCTGTTCCCAAGTGATTTCCTGTTGGTCTGAGTATCCACCTCCAGAATTTGATTCTATTTCTTGGTATGGGAATTTTTCACTTTTAACTTCTTCAAAGTATAAATGTTCTCCTTTATGTAAGTAAACTGTAAATGTACCATCTTCATTTTCTTTTATATGGTCAACAAGTCTATGTTCTTTGAAGTAGTCTACTTCTTCCTTAGATACTTGAATTTCATTTTTTGAAAGAACATATTTCTTAGAATTTATTCTTATGTTATGTGCACGGCAATTTATAATTACATTTCCAAGTACAGTTACTGGAAGCATACAATCATTAAGTGCAGATACCACAGTTACATTTCTACTGGTTGTATATGGATAAAATTCTGGAAGTCCAAGTGAAAGTTGGAAACCCTGTGCAACTGTAAGAAGTCCACTTTGACCCTTTGAAAGTCTCTGAAGGATTTCTTCTGTTGTATCACATATCATACTTGAAAGTTCTGGAACATCTCTTGCAAGTAAAATATTTCCTCTTCTCATTATCTTTCTTCCAAGTGTAGCTCCAGCCCCGGAGGCTGTAGTTCCAGATGAAATAACAGAATGCTTACTTGTGTCAATTTTTTCTCCATCAAAACCTGCAAGTCCTTTTTCATAATTTTTATCAAGTGTAGTTGTTATACCTGCAAGTGGAGAAATACCTATCTTCTCTCTTGGTATACCAGAGTCCTCTATTTCTTTAAGTAAAGATTCGAGATTAATAACAGCACCCTGAGTAATATACATCTTCTCAAATTCCTGATGTCTGTGTGCATTAGAATTTAGATTTTTATAACAATAAGTGAAAGGTGTACCATCTACTTTCTCTCCATCTACAATATGTGATGCTTGGTGCATGAAAGTATTGACAACAAAATCAATGTTTGAAGAGTTTGCAGATATAAATTCTTCAAGTTTTCCTTTCCCAGAACTACCTGCTGATTGGTCAAGAAGTACAGTAAGTTTACCTGGGATAAAAAGTTCATTTAAAGTGTCCATTTTTATAAAAAGATTTTTAGAAATAATATCATATGTAAAATAAAAATGTTCCCATCTAAGTGGGAATTTGGATGGGAACATAACTAAAAATAAGAATAAAATGACTAATTTATTTCTTTCCTGCTACTGCATCTCTAATAGGTTTTGCAGGTAAGTATTTTACCACAGTTGTAGCAGGAACATCGATGATTCTTGTAGGATCATTCGGTGCTTTAATCTTTCTTGCAGATCTTTCCTTAGTAGACCAAGTTCCAAGTTCTGGAAGAGCAATTTTGTCTTTGTTAGTAAGTGCTTTTGTAAGCACATTTCCAAATGATGCTATAACAGAAGCAACATCTTTCTTTGTAAAGCCAGTTTCAGTAGCAACTTGGCTGATTACTTCATCTTTTGTCATGAGTTTAAAAATTTTTAAATTAATAAATTTTTTATCTTTGTAAGAATGTTATAATTTTTTGTGTACATTAGTTTCCCATATAATCAATTGTAGTCCCAAAAACATGAGATATCTTCTTTGCAATTACATTTTTATTCTCTTCTTCTTTATCTTTCTCTTTTATCTTTAAATGGAAAACAGTAACAGGAAGTTTTACATCCATAGGGTTATAAAGTTCTATGGGATATGAAATGTCTTTACCCTGAAGAAGTACCATAGGAGATGCCTCAAAGAAATAAGAAGAGATGGAGTATGTAATCTTTTCAGAAGTAGAAGAAAGAACATTTGCTCTTACATCTCCAGAGATTGATAGACATAAAAGTTCAAGTTTTGGAGTTTTTCCAAGTGATTCAAGTTCAGAAAGTCCAGGAACTTCTGTGTCCAAGATTTTTATAATCTCTCTTAAAACTTCTGTATCTCCCTCTCTCTGTAAAGCCTTTATATCTGAGTAATAATCAACAAGATATTCTCTTGTTTCTTCTTCTGGAAGTAAGTAATCCTGAATACCATTAATTTTTGAAATCTTATCTTTTACAGAAGAAGATGTATAGAGAAGTTGGAGTCCTGAAAGGTTAAATTCAAATATTCTGTTTTTATAAGAATGTTTGATTTTGCTTTCTATCTTCACAAGTCCCTTACCTACTTTCTTTCCTATAACATCAAACATACCAATTTCCTCTTCTATGGTAGAATCTTCATTGTTTTTATGAGCAAGTGTAAGTTGCAGGGTTACTTTTGGAAAATCTGAAAGTATATTTGTTACAGATACAAGTTTAAGGAAGTAAGATATCTCATTTGACTTTGAGGAACATGGATATTCTATTTTTGGAGTTTTGTACCTCCAATATACAGACATTCCTGTAGGTACTTGAATAACTTGAATATTTCCTGTATCACAAAGTGAAAGTGTTTTATATTCCCCGGGACCCAGAGACAGGGTAGATGTTCCACCTGATATGTCTGTACCCTCTGGAAGAGATAAAAGACTCTGGCAGAGTGGAATATTTATAGCAGGTGTTCCATAGTGACATGTTCCATTTTGGAATCCTACTTGCAAAGATTTTTTATCTTCATCACATCCAGAACAACATTTGTCCAGATTTGTATTAGTGCTTATTATCATATAAAAGGATTTTAATTTTTTATTTAATAATCGAATCTTTTATAAAAATGATATCATTCTCATATTAAATATGTTTTTAAATTTTATAAAAATGAGAATCATTTACAAAACACTGTATGGCATTATACCTACATTTGTAGAGGTATACAATCTATTTCAAATTAAAAAATCATTTAAGGCAATAGTAGAGAATGATGTAATTCAAAAGAGATATAGAATACCAGAAGTAGAAGATAAGAATATTAAAGTAAATTTCTGGGGTACTCTTTACCTCTGTATTCTTTTACCTATTGGAGTAAGAAGTGTACCAGAAGATAGCCTTTCAAGAGAACTTGAAGACCTGAATTATGTTCTTTATGGCAGTGGAATGCATGGACTTATAAAAATGTCATATGATGTCTACTTCAATTCTTCGTATGATGTCTACTATGTAAAATACAGCCCAATCTTTAAATGGTCAAGTGCACTTAAAACACTTGGGACACTTGGATCTTTAATTTTAGCATGGATATATAAAACCGATATTACAGAAGTACTTAGTGTTCTATGGAAATAATAAAGAATAAAAATCTTGTTACTAACTTACATACGGTAACTGGAAAATTTTCTACCTGTGATATTTCGCAGGTAGAAATTGTAAAAGAGAGTATAACTGGAGTAACTCCAAGAGTTGGATACATGAAGTACTACTCTTGGAGTAAAGATGATAAAAATTATTCTCCAAGAGTTAAAATGTCTGGGAGTAAATTCCTTGAAATTCCTACAGGTACTAAAATTTGGGTAATACTTGAGTATGAAATGCAGAATCCTTACTATGTAGATGAACAGATTTTTATTCATCAGGTAGTCGTTGAAGATAAAGGAGAAAAGAAAATAAATTCAGTTGGTTTTGTAAAATCTGAAAATCTTAATGAAAAAGTTACAAGTGCTGTAAAAGAAACTCAGAGTAAACTAAATTCTTGGATACAGAGTACACTCAGTACTCCTGTAACATACTTTAAAATATCTGGGATAGACACTTCAAGAGATGTAATTCTTAATGAATTTGGAATTTATGAGGGTAGTGAGGGAGTTTGTCTTGGTGTCCATATAAAAGATAATATAATCCCTACAGAGAAGCCAGAATATAAAGAATGGGGACTGGATTGGGAAAGTTTTGAAATAGAAATAAGTGTAAAAACATTCTCAGATGTCTATGGTAAAGGTGTAACACCTACTGTTGGAGATTTCCTTTATATAAAAAGCGTAAACAGAATGTACTCTGTACTTTCATTTTTTACAGAAAGAGATGTATCTGGAGAACCTACTTCTTATACACTTAAACTTTCTACTTATGAGGGTAAAAAATCTATTATAAATGAACCTAGTGTAACAGAAACTCTTGAAAATGTTCTCATAAGTACAGAAGAAATCTTCTCAAAAGAGATAGAAGATGAATTCCTGGATTCAAGAGGTACAACAGATGATCATACCTTTACCCAAACTACTGATTCTCAAAGAAGTATACTTTCAGATAAGGTAATTATAAAAGATAAAACATTTATGAACTCTGGAACTAAAATGTTTAATCACTTCTATGAGATGAAAGAAATGTCATTTGGAGAAGTTCTTGTGATGTATAAAAATGAGATAAGTTTATCAAAAAATGATGGTATATCCATAAGTGCCACTTTAAGATTTGAAGAAGAATTTTTGGAAGTGAAAGCAGAAAATGGAATCATAGAGTCAAACCCACATAGACTTCTTGGAGTAGGTACAAAACTTTCTGATGGAAGTTTTATTACAAGGGAAGAAGATGGAAAATACTTTACTGGTGGTAATTTTACAGGAATACTTCATACCTTACCTACTTTGAACTTGGGTACTATTGGAGAAGTTTTAAGTATTCAAATAAGTGGTAAAGTTTTTGAAGTTCTTGACAGCAATTTTAATGTTCTTTATTCTATAGATATCGGTCTTCTACCTAAAACTTGGTATACTATGGTAATTAATTTCAGCAATCAACATAGATTCTTGGGTCTTTATATTTGGGAAAGAAATAAGAAACTTCCTACGCTTGAAAAAGAAATACCACTTAGAGATGAAATTGTACTTGAAAAAGAGATGATGTATATTACAGCAGGAGTAGGACAACTTACAAATATAAGAATTCTAAATAAGAGCATACCTACAAAACATCAAAGAAGTTATTTCATGTCAGATAAAGTACCACAGGTAAGCACTGTAATTGTAGAGGACAATGCTCGACCTCTTTATAATAGTAGAAAATATGATGAGGGTACACAAAGAAGAGATCTTCCAGATGGTACACCTCTATAAAGAAACATAAAAATATTAGTTAAAATTTAGACATCTCATACTCTGGGATGTCTAATTCTTTTTAAAAAGGTAAATAAAAATGTATTAATTTTTAAAAATCTAAAAATATGAGCGAATACACTAAAATAGGAGACTACACGGCAACTCAACTTTTAAATAAAGTAAAGGGTCTGTCAAGTTTTAAAGGAATTCCAACTGGATATTGGATTCTTGGTATCCGTAGTCAGGAGGATACTTATGATGTGTTTGATGATAAGTTTTATATCTTTAAGGGAGAAACACTTATTGATACTTTAACTGGAACTACCAATCCAGGTAGTTATGGTCTTATGAATTTCTCTCTTTGGAATAAGAAAGGAGTAGCAGTTGTAAAAAGTGATGAATGGTATTATGGAGTATGGTCAAGAGGTCTTCACAAAGGTAAAAGTCCAGCACTTAAACAAACTGGTGGATTTAAGATTATCAGAGATGGTAATAAGAATAAGAAAAGTGGAGACAGTGGAGAACCTGCTTGGGAATATGGAATCGGTATAAACTTCCATACAAATACACACAACTATTCAAGTAGAGTTTGGAATTGGATAGTAGGTGGTTGGAGTACAGGATGTCAAGTTACTAATGATGTAGGAAAATTTGTTAAATTCCTTGATTATACAAAAGGTCAAAATCTTTTCACATATTGTTTAATTTCTGAGTTTTAACAAGTTTAAAAAGTAAAAGTATGATACAACTACCAGAAGGATTTAAGGGTTGGGGTACTGCTGTGGGTAGAATACTTATTACAGTAGCAGTAATCCTCGTAGTGAACTGGATTACAACAAGACACAGTAATCCAGGTGCACTTGTTCAAGTTCCTACTACCACTACTGCTGATAAAGTAGTGGAAAGTAGAATAGTGGAAAGTAGAGACAGTTTAAGAATACTGAATCAAAAACTTCCAGTAATGAAATATGAGATTGTTATTAAAGAAAGACAAATTGAAGATATTAACGCAAAAATCCAAAGGCATTATGATCAAAAAATTAGCACTGTTAATGATATTGATGGTAGGAAAGCAGACTCTATCATCGCAAACGCAAAATTCATACCCGAGTGGTAGTATCATTCTTGATAGAAATAAGAAGATAGAAATTGCAAAGATTATCACAAATGAAAGACTCCTAAGAGGAGAAGTAAAACTACTGAAAAGTAAGATTACTGAACTTGAAGATGTGGTAAAAAGCAAAAATAAAGTTATTACAACTCTTGAAGATAAAGCAGGTACTCTTGAAAAGATGAATAAAGATCATGAAGTGCTTGAAAGTATTCTTAAAGATAAAGTAAAGAGTACAGAAGACAATGTAAAAGCCTCCCAGAAAGCATCATCAAATGGACTGTACCTGTGGAGTACACTTGGTAGCAGTATAATAACTGACTCAGATGGTAGAAAAACAGGAGGTATAGGTCTTGGTATTGTTAAGTATAATGCACTTCTTGGAGTAGGTGTAAATCCACTTAATCCAAAACTTGAAGTTGTAGTAACTTTGGGAGTTAAACTTTTTAAACTCTAATAGATAAGAGTAAGTCTCATTTTTGATTAAATTCATAAACAGAAGCCTGTCAAAGTTTTAATTTTTGACAGGCTTCACTGTTTATGAATTTAATCTATAAAATGAAAAAATACCTTTACTTTTTGTCTTTTATTTTTCTAAGAACTGCTTCTCTTATACTGTAAGCAAGTGATTGAGCATCAGTCATTGCTGTTTTACAAACTTTACTATTCGGATTTGTACCAAGTTCAATTTCTCCATTTTGTACAAAGGTAGTAGGTGGAGCAGTTGTCATA